CTCGCAAAATCACCAGCTTGAGCGCCTGTTAATGCAAACAAAATGTTTTGCGCCTCAACAGAACCAAAAAGTTTTTCAACTGACTTCTCTGTAAAGCCATTAGCACTTGTAAGAGTATTTAAAAAGCCCTCTAAACCCTGGGCTCTTAATGCGGTGGTGTTAAAAGAAATCCCAAGTCTAGCGGCTTCTCTAGCAGCATCTTCTGTGGGCTTTGCAATACTAGCAAAAGCGGCTTTAAGCCCCGAAAAAGTGGAAGCTGTTGTTATACCAGCAAGCGTTGCTGCACTTGAGGCTGCAAGAAGCTCTTCAAGTGAAACATTGTAGGCATTAGCTGTTGAAGCAGCCTGACCTATGCTTGATGAAAGTTCTTCAACGGTAGTTTTACCACCCTTTTGAGCTTGGAAAAATAACTCTGATACCTCTTGAGCTTGAGAAGTTTCTAGACCAAAAGCATTTATTGCTGTCGTTATACCGTCAACAGCTGTAGAAACATCGGTGCCACCAGCTATTGCAAGCTTAGTCGCAGTCTCTAAAACAGACATTGCATTTTCAGCATCACCAGTAGCCGAAATTATATCAAATAAACCTTTGTTCAAAGAGTCAAAAGACTCGCCGCTAGACGCTCTTAAAGCTAAAATCCCAGACTCAAGACCCTTTATTCCGTTTTTTAAAGTTGTTGCGGAAAAAGACCCTTTATCTAAAAGAGTTACCACATTTGAAAATTCTTTTTCAAAAGTTGCGAATCTAGCAACAGTACCGGCAACAGCTATGCTTAAACCAATAAAAGCCGCTGATGAAACTTTAGCAACTTTACCTAAAGATTTTTCTAAGTCTTTAGTTTTGGCTTTTGCCTTGTCGATTTCATCAGTAAAGTTTTTCGCTGTCCCGTTTATTCTTATCAGCAACTCTTGATCTTTGGCCATATTCTTTTCTCATTCGCTCTAAGAGCTCTTGTGCTTTAGTGTCGTTTTTTTCGTGCTCTTCTTTGGTTAAGTCTAATCCTTCAGTTGACTTTTTTTCTATTGGCTTTCCTGCAAGAGCCGCTTCCCATTCAAATCTTTTTGTTTTGCTTTTCTCCAGTGCTTTCTTAATGTTAAAAATTTGCCTTAAAGTTAAACTATAAAAATCATGTAAAGTGTAACCGTATCTCTCAGCAAACAAATCATAGAGCTCGGCAAAACAAGCTTTTTGACTCTTTAATTGTCCGCCCGCTAGGACTTTTTTAGTTCGAAATCACCTTTTACATCTTCATTCTTTGGCTGACTTGCACCTAAACATGCGTTTAAAGCAATTCTAAACTCCATAGCTTTTAAATACTTTTCATTACCTAGTTTTTCTACGGCTTCAAAAAAAAATTCTTTATTGTCGTTAAAGTGCTTTTTTTTCTTTAGAAGATACCATGTTGTTTCCAGTATGGCTGGAAAATCATCGATGTCCTGAATACGCTCGGACAAGACTTGCAGACCATTAGGCCTTTTATTTCCATGCTCGTCTTCAACCATTTTAGTCATAAAAAAATTGGATGCCCATGACTGTGCATAGAGATTGAAAGAACTTAACTTAAAAGTTACTGAGTTTAATTCTATCTCTAGACTCGCAGGGTTTAATTCTTGGTAATCGACTGGCATTTATTTTTCTCCTTAGTTAAAAGTATAATTGATTTAAATTCTATTTCAATTTATTATTTGTTTAACAGATTATATATCAAAAAAAGTACAACGGTATACAGTGCAACAAAAGGTTATCAAGATGAGAATTAAAAAAAAAAATACGACTAAAGACAAGTTCTTGGGATTAAGAATTTCTGAGAAAGAACAAAACGCAATTAAAATCAAAGCCAATCTTTATACCGAAGGAAATGTTAGCGAGTGGATTCTTTATGCTTCTACAAATTACAGACCAAAGAAAGAAGAACTTGAATGAAAAAGGCACCCCGAAGAGTGCCTTTAATTAAATTTACTATCTGTTTTTCTAAAACAGATTAAGCTCCAGTAGTAGCCGTTACCTTAGCCACAGCATTTTGAACGCTGTCATAAAGAAGGTCCACAGTTAACTCGGGAATAGAGAAAACAGTTTCCTCTAAAGCAATTGGAAAACCAGACCCTACTACCTTAAGAAGATCCAACTCAAAAAGAGAGCCATCACTTCTACGAGCACTAAGACAAACCATTCCATGTTCTGGAAAAGTCGTTGTGGATTGGCCAATTGTCATTGTGGAAATACCACCATGAGCAGCTGAAACTCTATAATAAGCAGTGTTGTCACCTGCAGAACCTAATGCAATTGTTCCAGACCCACCAGTTAACTCAATGCCAGTGTTTGGAACTGAAACCGCAGTTGAAGATGTTATTGTTAAAGCGGTTGTTGTGATTTTTAACGCATCGTTAACAAAATCAAGGTTAGTCCCATTTCCAAAAGCAATGTCTGTGAAAGCAAAAACGTCAACAGTTGTTGCTGATGCCGCTTGTACCACATAAACACCGTCCTTAAGCTCGGCCTCTTCTCCAGACTCAATTGTAGCCGTTGCTATTCCAGTAGTAGAAACCATTGCAGTGCCTTTAACATTGGTTAAAGCTTGCGTGATTGAACCTGATGCACTAGCTGCAGTTGTTGAAACGCTTGCACCTAAATAAAGCTCAAACAAAAAGTCTGGCATGGACTTTACTGTCGCAGTGAAAGTTGAGTCGATTGTCTTAGCCTCACTTGCGAAAGCAAAGCGTTGGCTTCCTCCAAAAAGCTTTTCAGTCTCAGCTGCAAAGCTCAAAGAACCGCCGCCGATAACTTTCAAAATACCATAAGGCATCCTGTCAGCTCTTTTATAAGGGGTCATGTTGTGAATACCATAAACAATTCTATTTGATGATAATGCCATTTTTAAATTACTCCTTCAGTTTTAAGATTTTGAATATATATCTCTGGAACCGCAACAGTTTTTCCTTTTAAAAGTTGGATGTCATGCTTGTTTGTGACTATCCTAAAATCTTTTTGGGGTTTGACTGAAACCATACCGGAAGAAATAGTAGCCTTTTCAGCCACCTTTAATTCATTTTTTTTGTTATACATATTTTCTCCTTTAAACAGCTATGCCTCAAAAGAAGCGGTTAAATTGACACCAGCCATTCTTAATCTTTTGCCACTAATATCCACTAAACTAGGTGACAAAGAATCTAGTTGAAGTTTTCCATAACCCTGAAGTCCATCAAAGTTTTCATTGGTGACTTCTAAAAGCGCACGTGAATATCTTAATAATTGATAAATAACAGCTTCATTCATGCTTGAACCCTCGTCAACAATACAACACTCTATGAAGAGAGTTACTGTTTGAAGCGCAGCCCCAGGCTGTTGAGAATTTAGTGCTGTTGAACTAATGCCCCAGACTACAAATTGCTTATAGTCCCATACTTGAGGGATGTGGTTTAAATACCACCCTCCTGCAGGAATAAGCTCTATATTATAATCCGCTTTCTCATTATTTATTTGAGTTATTTTAGAATTTAATTTTTCTTTAAAAAGACTTTCTATATTAGATAAAAAACTTTCTATGTCGTACTTTTTCATTAACTCGCGTCTCCTGATAAAACCTGCGCTACATAATCAGCAATGATATTAGTCCAGTTTTCAACCCTACCAGCAATTATTGCGTCTTTTGAAACTTCTTTGTCGCCACCGTCTATGAAAACAAATTTTCTTTGTGGTATTTTCTTCCTAGCTTTGTCTGATTGATGGTAAATCCCATAGGGAACTTTTGTACCTAGCACCAGCTCTTGTCTTCCTACAAAGTTAACAGCCTGACCATCATTTTTCGAGGTCAAAGAATCAGCTAGTTTTCCACTTCTTTTTAGCAAAGGATATATAAAATTTACCTCTTCAGCTTTAAGAACTTCAGCAACTTCATTTCTCGTCGTTCTTGCCCCTTTATACATAATAAGTTCTTTAGGCTTTAAACCGCCAAGAATAGGGTATAAACCAGGACCTTTTAAAGAGAAAATTTTTCTGTTGCCTTTATACCAATTATTAGCAATTAAACCAAAAGGAATTCTTAAATCAGACACACCCTTTTTAGCATCGTCAAAAAGCTTTCTGATTTTTTCATCGTTTTCAGGAATGAAAGAAATGATTGGTTCTGACATTTACCAGTTGTCTCCACCTTTTTTAATCTGTGAGTCCCTAATGCCTGTAAGGTTAGCCCCGAAAACCGATCCAAAGTCGGGACCAACTGCTTTTCTAGGCGCATCACTTAAGTTTACTTGAGAGTCTAAGATTTTTCCGTTAATAATTTTAGGAAGTAAAGCGTTTAATAACTCATCAGCTTTTCTACCTAGATTGCCTTGAACGTCTTGCTCCCTGTCTGATGTTTGAGACTGAGCTTCTAAAACTGTTTTTATAACATGAGCGACTTTATACTTAGAAATTAGTGCAACATATTTTAGAGCCTCAGTTCCAGTAATGGGAGTCATATAAAACTCTGTAAGTTTTGCATCAATTTCTGCATCAGCGTCTATAATAAACTCCGCCACATCCTCATTTGTTATAGCCGTATCTTGTGAAGCAGTTCCCGTTTCAGCTTCTATTTTTATAGACCTAAACATTCTTTTTATACTAGCAGTTGTCGTGTAACCCACTTTTCACCCCTTTATAACTCATTTTTTTTCTAGTTTTTTTTCTTTAATAGCTTTAACTAAGTCTGATTTTTTTAATTGAGTGTAATCTTTAAAACCCTGGCATTTACACCAGTCTCTTAACTCTGAAATAGTTTGACCTTCGCCAACTTCACTAGGCTTTTCTTCATTCTTTTTTAATGGTGCTGAAACTAAATCGAACCAATGCTTGAATTGATCTGAATTTAAAATAAACATTTCATCGTTATGAATTTCTATTTCTGAAACTCCGATAGTCTTAACGAAATTGTTAAGGAGGTGCATGCCACCATTTTTAACTTTCTTTTTCATCTTGTCTTGAATTTTAACTTTTATATTATTTGTCATATTCTTCCCCTGAAATAGAGCCCCGAATAATCAGGGCTCTGTTAAAATTAGTTATTAATTTTAACCATTTTAGACCATAGACCGAATCCGAATCCAACTCTTTGATCAACACCGTAAAGGTATTCTTTTCTCATGAACGCTCTTTCACCCTTTTCTTGGGCTTCAAAAGTGATTGCGGATCTTTCTTGCATGATGAAAGGCTTGATAGCACCTGAAACATCGGCAAGATACCAATCTTGATCACCAGGTAAACGAGCACTAATTAGTTTTTTCGCAGCACCTTTTAAAGTGTTGGTAGTGTTACTAATTAAGTCAGCAGAAATAACTTTGTCCACATAGTTTTCTAGACCTTGAGGAGCAACAATCATAAGATCAAGCTCGCCTTCATTTCTAGGGTCACCCTGATCATCTTTAAACCCACGAAGAGCAGCTCTTGCAGCTTCAAAGTCAGCTACAAACTCAGCAAGTGTGTAAGTAGATGATGCTGTCCCAGATAAAAGATTTGATTGGTTGTCGCCACTTTCAGGATGTGAAGCAGAAAAGAAAGGAACCCCGTCATAACATAACTCAGTTGAACCTAAAGCAATTTGGTCAAAGAAAAGCTTTCTAGGAAAACTTACTCTAGCCTTAAGTGCTAAATCAGCAACACGAAGCTTTACAGCTCCTAACTGGTCATCTTGCAAAGCATTGCGGTCAACTTTTAAAGTTGCCTCATAGTCTTTGTTAGCAAGAGTGTAATCATAGTCGTTAAGACCACGAAGAGTTCTTTCATCTGTCCACTCAGTCATCCCAGAAACTTCACCCAGCCAACCATATTTTTCTTGGTTGCTGTTTGAAGTTGTTTTCATGATGAACTGCATAACATCAGCAGGGTTTTCCCCATTGTTGAAAGCTTTTAAAAAGTCTGCACGAAGACCTTTTTCTAATAAAAGTGCATTGTTTACTATTCCCATTTTTAAAACTCCTTTATTAAGATGCGGCCGCAGCTAGTGGATTGTTAGAAAGTTTGACCCAAACTTGAGTAGCGGAAACAAACTCGTCAATAGTACCGATGGGTGCATCAGTACCAGCTGTTTTAGTAATGGTAGCATCATCAGCTGCGTAAACGATGTTATTCACATCACCTTGAGCAAGACTTGTACCAGTTAAAAGGTAGCGACCTTCACATTTAAGTTTAACAGATTTATCACCTGCAGAACCCGCAGAGTTATCAACAGTTTCTTCAGCAATACCTGCGAAAACTTCTGATACTGCAAGACCAGCTGGCATTACGAAACCTGCTGCGTTGATTGTGCATAAAGCACCCTTATAAATTACATCAACACCCATTGGAAGAGTGCGAACAACACCGTCCTTTTCAAGAACTTGTTTTGCTGCTGATAAAGCCATTAGATTTCTCCTTTGTTAGCCTGAATATACTCTTCAGTAGTTAAGCCTAGTTTTTCACACATTTTTACTTCAGCATCAGAAAGTTTAACTTGCTTAGAAGGTGTGTTTGTACCTTTAGGCTCGGTGTTCATTTTCTCGCTAAGAGAAAGAACGTCAAAAAGATCTTTTCCTTCTTCTAGAGCTGTAAGTTGCGCTTTGTTAATTTTGCCTTCAGTGAAAAGTTTTTGATGCTTTTCATCAGACTCTTTTTTTACCATTTGAGCTTTTAAAGAAATTAGTTCTTCAGATAATTTTACTTGATCCAATTCAACTTTTTCTTTTTCTGCTTTCAAAGTGCTTTCACTCAATTTAAGATCTGAAATGTTTTTTTCAAGACCTAAAACTTTTGAGTTATGATCACTTAAAGAAATTGTTTCCATTTGTGATTCTCCTTTTATTTTTTGTTTATCTTTTAATTCTACAATTGCGTCCATTTTTAGAAACGGTCTGTTGACGAGTGCGCCACCCATTAGAGTGGGACCGTG